CTCGGATCACGGAGAAGTTCTTTTCTTTCTCTGCTGTGATAGTTCTCTCAAATTTACCGTCAAGGTTTTCTCTATGACTGATAACATAGATGTTTGAGTTGTCATCAAAGTTACGTAGGATCCAACTTAGATCCATACCACCTTGCTGATCCAATGAACTGTCAAAAATCTCATCTAAGATAAGGAGGTTAGTATCCACACTATTCTTAAGTTTAGCAATAGAACGCCAAGTAAGCAACAGAGCAATATCAATACGAGATTTCTCTCCTTCACTGAACGAATCATAAGAAAACACATCTCTATACCTAGACTTAATTATCTCCTCAAAGTTCTCGTTTAGTGTAAAGTTGACATAAAAGTCCATACTCTGCAGATACTGATTGATGAGTTGATTCATCGCTGGAAGATAGGTCTTGATGATCCTAGTCTTGATACCATTGTCTTTTAGCAGTTGCGATGCCACTAATAGGGTATCACGGTCCTTACGGTTCTCTGCAAGTGTGCCACCCAATTGTTTTTTATTCCTAACAAGACCCTCAAGTTTTACAAACTCTGCTTTCTTGTCTGGGTTGCTACCTTCCAGTTCTTTAATCTCAGATTCGATATCAGAAATAGTTTTTCTGAATGACGTGATCTGGAAGTTAGATTGACTGATGGAGTTGTTGATTGACATGACCTGACTTGACAGCTCAGTAAATTTATTAAACTTAACTTCCTCTTCTCCTATAGCAGAAAGGATATCATTGTATCCTACAAGCATTTCTTCAACCTTAGTCTTTCCAGACTCCAATTTTTCATCACGAAATTCTTCCGATAGGTCCTGAGTGCATGTAGGACACACATGATTCTTTTCAAAAAACTCATGTTCTTTTTTACATGTCTTTAATTTACCCTGTACTTTAATTAGAAAAGTGTTTAACTTCTTCAGTTTTGAAGTGCTGGTAGACACCGCTTCCATTTCTTTAGAATGTTTTTCAACTTCAGACGATAGTCGCGCAATCTCTTGGTGCTGAGTATTCTCATCTCCCAACAGTTCAGCGATCTTATTCTCTTTACGAGTGATCTCTTCCTTAGTTTTCTTTTCCAGTTCAAGCATATACTTTTTCTGGAGATCTATCTTCTCTGACACAAGATGGATTTCATAATCAAGTGTCTTAATGTGTTCGTTATTTTCTCTAACTTTATCACGAAGAAGAACATTCATCGTGGAGAATACTTGGATGTCTAGAATGTCTTCGATAATCTCACGACGTTGTGCCAGAGGCAGACGCATGAATGGAACAAACGTAGAAGAACCAAGCACCACAATCTGTGTGAATGACTTGTAGTTCATCTTGAGAACATTATTCTCAAAGTTCTTTTGCTGTTCTACTAAAGAGCTCTCTTGATTCCACAACTGATCGTTGCAGTAAATTTCAAATACATTTGGTTTTACCCCGCGAACCACTTTGTATTCTTTCTTACCAATACTAAATTCAATCTCAGTTAAACAATCTTTTTCGTTGATACTGTTTACTAGCATCGGTTTGTTAATCTTACGAAATGGTTTCCCAAACAAAGAAAAGGTAAGAGCATCTAGAATGGTACTCTTACCTGCGCCGTTTGATCCTATGATCAGATTAGTTTTGGATGCTCGTAAATCAACTTCACTAAAAACATTACCCGTCGAAAGAAAATTCTTCCAACGAATTTTTTTAAAAATAATCATTCTTTAGAATCATCAGGGGGAATTAAAAAATCGTCAGCAGTAATAATAGAAAATTTATGACCGCGTTCTTGACATACTGCTATTATAACATGGTCGTCAATATCCAAAATCTCCATAGGAGGGTAATCTTCATCATCCTCCAGCATCATGAGATATCTGTCTGCATCTTCTTCTTCCTGAAATATGGGGATTACTCTATCCTCATCATCATCGAAGATAGAGTAGACACCATCAGGTTGATTTTCTAAAGTTACAATAAACATAACTATGCAACGTTACAACTCTCAATATATAGAGATCTCATTAAACTCTTAAGATCAGATTTGTCTACGGTCATTTCCACCTCATCAATATACTCATTAAGAAGAGTGAGTGTATCTTTAGTAGAAACTTCAAGGTCTACCTGATCTTCAACATCAACTAAGGTCTCTACAATTTTTACATCGTGGACTCCTACGTTGTAAAGACGATCAACTAATGTTTCAAACATTTGGTAGTCTCGTTTTTCGTTGACAACGATCTTGATGAACTTGTCTTTATAACTAGACACATCTTGTTTGTTGTAGTCCATACTGGAATCGTCATAGAAAATTTTGTCGAAGATCTCATATGGATTTGCGACAAACTTAAGTCGATCACTTTCAGTATCGTAGATATGGAAACCACGAGCATCTTTATAATCATTCCAATACATCTGGTAAGGATTACCTAGGTATTGAACGTTGCCCTTTTTAGATTTGTGGTGATAGTGTCCAGACCATACACGTTTGAAACGATGGAATAAACCAGCATCCATACCATGATCCATCTTCATACCTGGAGTAATCTCAAATCCAGAAAGTTCTAGATGTCCACAGCAGATATCTGCTTCACTAGTATTAAGAAAATTTGTTACTTCTTCTAGGTTTTCTTTATTGATCCATGGCAGCATCAGGAACTTTTTGTTTCCAAGTTTTAGATGCTTAGGTTCGGAATAGATTGTGATGTTGTGATACTTCTCTAATAGAAGTTCTGGTGAGTTGATGCGGTTGGTGTTCTTATAGTAAGTGCAGTGATTACCAAGCAACATATGAACGTTATACTTTGTTAATTTTTCAAAGTAATTTTCACGCACACGGTGATAAGTATTAAAGTCCATAGACTTTCGATTATCAAATGTGTCGCCAAGATCAATGACGGTATCGATACCTTCTTTTTCAAGAGTTGGGAAAAAGATATTATCATAAAATTGTTGCCAGTAGTTCCAGAATGCTAAAGAACCTTTTCTCCCATCTAAATGCTGATCAGTAATTAAAGCAATCTTCATAACTTACCGCTCACTGTCCCATCGTATTGTGCTGAGTATTTACAGTTTGCCCAGTTGGTAGCGACACCTTCCAAGTGGAATGGCGTTCCTTCCATGACAGATTCCCTCGTACCGCCTGTGACGATTCCCTCGCCATCCTCACCAAAGCTAGACCACGTTCCAAACTGTTTCTTTTCAACACGGAATTTTCCATAGGGAGTTTCATACCATTCATAATTCATCGGTTCATTCTTGTCTCAATGTTTTCTTTGATACTACCCATGTCAGAGTAAGAAGCGTTCATACCAGACATTGTACCGTCATAAGAATCGGTATGCATAACTTCGTCATGTCCAGATCTCTCTAGGATCTTGCCCTTGATCTCTAGTTGCTTTTTCTCTTTCTGAATACGACGTAAGAAAGCGTAATAGATAATCTGGGTGAAGTAAGCAAACGGGTTCTGAGATTTCTCTGGATTGAAGTTGTCAATATACTGCAAGCAGTTCTCAATACCATCACAGATCATGTCCTCACGGAACATGTAGTTGACAAAGTTTGGTTTGTATGATAGATGTGTAGCGATCTTAAGGAAACACCCACCAATATAATTATTGACCATGGGTTTAGGTTTACCCAATTCTTTTGCTCTAATAACTTTATCTCGATACTCAGTAATAGCAGCGAGAAACTCCTTGTTATTAACGTAGTATTCGGTTTGCTTTCTTTTTGCCATTACTGTGTATGCCACGGTTTGCCTTACATTATCATAATATTAAGTATACCACTCTATTCGATTATTGTCAAAGCTTGACAGATCCTCATAAACTCAGTAGAATAACTATGTCAGAGTTCAGAAGGGTTGTAGTTTTTAGCTTTTATTAAATAGATCTTCTAAAGATTTTTTCATTTCTTTTACTGATCCTAGGTATCCAGATCCCCTAGGTAATTTATTACCCTTTCCTGCTAGAGACTTTCCAGTCTCCATACGGAGAAGAGTTTTTTCATAGAAGTCTACAATCTCACCTTCAATCTCAACCATAGTTAATACATGATCTTTGTTGATAACAAACATATTATCAAACGTAGCAGAGATCCATTCTTTTAAACAAAAACCTGATACTTCTAACTGACCTTTTCTTTGTTTAGAGTTCTCAACTATAAGAGGTCTCTCTAACATAACCTTGTTTTCTTCAGTAAGATAACATACTTTAGATACTAACTCTTCGCCGGATACTAATTTAATAGTTGCATAGAATTCTTCTTCCATATTTAATTTGCTCTAAGGTTTACTTTTATAACCTCATACTTAAAATTCTCTTCATTGTAAATGTTAACTCTTTCATTCAAATGTCTAAGGGTATAGTTCTGACCGCCAATGTCATCAGCTATATCGTATAAGGTTGCTATATCTTTTCCTTCGCCTTTCCTGAGGACACGTCCGATGGACTGGAGGTTGCGAATGCGCGACTTACTTGGGGAAGCAAAAATAATATTGTGTAATCGTTTGATGTTAATCCCTGTAGAGAATGTGCCGTAAGAAGCAATGATTACAGCATTGTTCTCGGTTTCAGTAAGTTGTCGGACTTGTTCTCTATCTTCTACATCAGTACCACCGTGAACAAAAAATACTTTTCGCTCGGGGTCTATGGTGCTATTTATCAATTCCAGAAGTGGTTCACCGTGCTTCTCGATATAGTTAAATAACACAAGAGTGTTTCCTTCAATATCTTTTACTAAATTTTTAATCAAATTATTTCTACCACGATGTTCTACTAGGTAATCAATCTCCTCGTGATATGATTCAAAGTGTTGCGGGGCATGTTTACAAAGTAGAATTTTGATTCTAAATTTAGAAAGATAACCTTCCTTAATTAAACTGTCTGTTTTAGTAACTTGTTCGCAATCACCAAACAATCCTTCCAACACCCACTTGTGAGTTTTACTCCCGTCTAGAGTTCCAGTAAAACCAAACCTATACTTTGCGTTATGCAACTTAGTCATGATTCCTGTGAGGGACTTCGACTTAAATAGGTGTGCCTCATCACCGATAACACAATCAATATCATCAAAGTATCTTTTTGGAAACTTGTAGATGGATTGCCAGGTTGATATAACAATTGGTTTATCCGTATTCTTATCCTTGCCGGAATATATCTTATGCACATGATCGTCAGCATTCCACCCGTAGTC